TAGTTAGGTGGTTTGTTTCAACAAAGTAATTATACAAGCAAAAAGGGGGCAGCGTAGTGCCCCCTGTGCCAGTTCAAAAATTGTCCATCAATTCATAGTGAATTTTTTCTTGATAGGTTTTGGTGCAACTAGTGGTTTATCAACTATATTCTCTTCAACCTTTACAGATTCTGGAGTTGGTTCTGGTTCTGGTGCTGGTGCTGGTACTGGTTCTTGGAATAAATCGGTAAATCTACTCATTAATATTAATAGAATTCTAGAAATATTTATTATGCAACAAGTTCCACAAACTCACCAAGAATGCGCTTATTCATTTTTTTAGTCTTGAGACTTTTCACAAATGCATTCTTAATTTGAGATTTAGTGGCGTCTTCTGCAACATCAAACGCAGAATCTTGCGAAAGAATACTGGAAGAAAATCCAAAGTATGAATGATATCCAGATTTTTTAATCGTAAATGCCTTTTGTTTTTTCCAAGCACCCATTACTTTATCGTATTCATCACCATAATATCCACAATAGAGACGAATAAAGGAACCAGCATCACGAGACTCAAGTACACGAATACCAATAAAATTAATGTTAGTAAAACAATCCCTCAAATTGTGAAGAAGAACATCAGTAAATTCATGCCATTCACAATCAAAAGAATACGTATTACCTGTTTTACGATCCCGAAGGAAAGCATTTGAACCGATATGTGAAGTTCCCATAAAAGGTTCGTTTTCCCAGTGGCGATTAATTTCGCGGTGATACTTAACCGCACATGCTTCACCATCAGTCAAAACAACACACTGAACCTTCTGAAGTTTATTCTCTGTTTGGAATTTAGGCAGAATTTGGTGTAAAGAAATCAAAGCCTCATTCAGAGGAGTTCCAGAAAGACTCATACCAACAGGAACAGTATAACGAGAATAATTCCTACAGTTAAATGAAGCAGCAAGACGGAAGATATTCTTCATTTGCTCCTCAAGAGTCTTGGTATTTACTTTACTGGTAAAAAGATTCATCATAGAGAACCATTCTCCAACTTGAATAAGACCGTCCTTTTTTTTATAAGAAAGTTGGCGAAGATTTGCCTTATTATGATCATATTTAATCACAGGATAATCCGTAGTAAAGGCATAAACCTCAAAAGGAATGCTTACCTTTTTACAGAACCAAATCAAATTAAAGAGTTGCTTAACAGTATCAAGCATCACATCACTCATAGAACCAGACCAGTCCAGAACAAATACAAGTCCATGATTCTTACCATCTGCAAGAGTTGTCACCTTGCGGAAAATATCTTCATTATATTTGTAGGTATGAAGTTTAGAGCAGTCCAAAACACCTGTGCGGGCAGTAGAAGCACGGGCATAGGAATCTGCTGCCTTACGGCACTCAAACTCTTTCACCAAATAGTTGACTTCCTTTTGAGCAGAACGCTTGAACTCTACAAACTGCTTATCAACTTCACCAAAGATTTCTTGGTGAGTATATCCACAATTAGTAAGATACGTATCCCAAGTTTCCTTACACCTTGCATGAATTTCAGAATTAGGAACAATTACCTTATCCAAATCAAGTTTAGGAAGTTCAAGGTATACATTCTCATAACCATCAGCATTAACCAGTTCCTTGAGTGCTTCCTCAAGTTTGTCCATAGTTTTCACTTCAGGTTCACTATCTTCACCACCTTCATTAGATTGAGAAGATTTTTGTTCTGGTTGAGAAGAGTCTTGGTTGGAGGATAATCCTTCAGAACCTTCAGATTCAGGTTGATCATTCTCACCTTCCTCTTGATCAAAGAAATCGGATGCAGGTTGCTGATTTGCACCAGAAGATTGAGTCTCAAGATTATCAATTTGAACCTTAGTTTCTTCCTGTTGCTTCTGCTTACAATACTTATAAAGTGCCTCCGAAGCAATCAAAACATCTGCAAAAGTTTCACTATCACCAATCAGATTGACAATTTCAGTCTCTTCACCACACTCAATCGGAATATCGATATAGTTTCCAATCTTGAACAACAGATTAGCACGATCAGCAAGGTTATAAGTTTCAAGATTATCATCGCCAATTTGGAAGAAATCATCGTCAGCAAGTTCTTTGTATCCGTTGAAGAAGGTCTTGGCAAGACCAGGATAACGGCGCTTCATCATCTTCTCAATACGGGCATCTTCCACAATATTCACAAACTGTGGAGGAACCTTTACGTTTACGGTCCAATCTTCATCTGGCGTATAAAGAGCGTGTCCCACCTCATGCCCCACCAGGAGATCGTATACAGTGTTGCTTGCCTTCTCCCACATAGGAAGCGTGAGCACACGGGTGTGAACGTTGAATTGAGCAGTCTCTACCTTCTTGTGCTCAACCACCAGATCTTCCGTGGCAAGCAACTTGGCAAGTTGAGATTTGATTTCGTGGCGGACAGTCATAGGTTTGATTTCTTATGAAACCATCATACAAAAAAAGAGGGTGCTAAGACCCTCTTGTGTGCCAGTTTGAAAAGTGGACTCAACGCTCACCACGCATATGTCCTTCAGATTCTCTAGCCTTTTGTAATGCCTGTCCAGTATTTTGTTTTCCAGGAATATGCTTAAGAGCAGAACCAGATTTTCTTTCGTTTTCTTTATTAAACTTTTTTTGGAGATATTCAGTTCTTTTTGTTTCTTCAAGAATATCGTTTCTCCAATCTTCACTCATATTCGCCATAATAGCAAGAGCTGCCTCATTTGTATCAGCATAACCTTCAGCAACTAGGTGCTCAAGAATCGTGTCAAAAATATCAAAGTCTTCCTTCATTTTCTTTTCTTCTGGTCTTTTACCAAAAGTTTTATGAACCATTTTATCTAACTTGTCGTGAAACTCGCCTTCCTTTTCTTTACTTGCACCTTCTTCATCCTTTTCACCTTTTTCTTCCTCCTTATCAAGTTTTAACTCGTCAGGAGCATACTTCATTGTTTTACCATCTTCACGCTTGACGGTATAATATTTACCCTTACCTTCTGGATCGACCTTTACGATTTCACCTTCCATTCCACTTGCCTTACAGACAACTTCATCACCAACCTTGAAGTGGGATTCGAAAATATTGGTATAGATGGATGCATAAGACTCCATCAAATCTATAATTTTTCCTGCTTCCATTTTATTAATAGTTTTTTATTTATTTATTTAATTTTTGTATTATATTTTTTATTGTTCCAGGTAAATTCTTTTTCTCCTGAAGATCTAGCTTGTTTAAAAGCTTTATCAAAAGATTGTGCTTTATTCAATCCCTGGTCTGGATTTTTTGGACCTTGTTGTGGTTTATAATCACCTCTTTTCAAAGCAGACTTAAGTGTTGAATCTCCAGTATTATATGCCTGTAATCCAGCAGCTGCAGCACCCAATCTTCCAGGAATTGAAATACCTGGATTTTTGGGTCTTAATGAAGTATTAGATTGAACAGTTCTCATTAAATTATATTGACCTGTTTGATTTGGTTTGGGTGGTGTACCAATTTTAAATGTTTGTTTAGGAGGAGTTTGCTTTGAAGGTCCTTGTGTAGCAATTTTAGTCAAATTAGCAGGTCCACTAGGTGCTTTTTGAGGGATTTTTTCAATACCAGTCATCATTCTAAACATCTTTGCAGCATTGCCAATATTTCTTCCAACATCCTGCAAAGCATTTTCAACAATCAATTCTTCAAGAACACTAGTTCTCCAAGTTTCACCCATATTGCAGATAATTACTGAGGCGCTGTTTTCATTATCAGCATATCCTTCAGAAATCAAATATTCTACAAGACAGTTAAAGATATCATTTTCAACATCTTCAGATTTAACTGTTCCCCCTTTGTTGAATCCAGGAATTTTCCTCAATGGTGCTGTCGCTTTATCATACATCTGTCCACCTTTATTACTACCAACTAAACCACCTATTACCCCCCCACCAGGAATTTCAGTTTTCTGTCCCTGTCTCCTACCAATCTCACTACCAACAGTTTGAGCTGCAGATCTTCCAATTCTATCTAATGTTGATAAAGGATTTTCAGTTAACTCTTCACCATCTTCAAACTGATAATGTGCATTTTGCAATGTTGGTTTTTTAGGTTCAACAACTTTACCACCACCATGAGATTTAATTAAAGGGGTTAAAACATCCTTGGCAGTTTTTCCAGGAGGAATAGGAATTCCAATCTGCTCGTAAATACTTTGGTATGCTTCCAATATATTTTTATATTCTTTTGAATTCATTTTTTTTTATAAAAACTTTTTTTAATATTTATAAAAAAATGGTGGTGAGACCCTCTAGTGTATCAGTTTGAGAAGTGTCCTATTACAGACCGTATTTTTTCTTCATTTCTGCTCTTGCTTCATCTTCACGTCTGTTACGCTCTCCAAATAAATCATCTCTACGACTCTTTAGACGACCTCTCATTCTTTTAGTTTTTTCTTCTCTTTCAACTGCAGAAAGTCGGGATAAACCACGACTCCTACCTTGATGTTGATTGTCAAGAACATTTCCTGCCTTATAAGTTGTCTTTACACCTCTTTCAATTTGCTTATTTGATTGATCCTTTGCTGCCTCAACAATATCTTCTCTCCATTCTTCACTCATATTCACCATAATTGCTTCTGCTGCTTCTGTTGTTTCAGCATACCCTTCATCAATCAGATATCCTATAATATACTCATCATTTAGTCCTTTTCTTGCAACATGCCCAGCAAGTCTGGCAGTTCCCGATGCCCCTTTACCAACTTCAAGAGCAACTCCACCAACTTTTCCTGCTGCTTTTTTGATAGTTTTTCCAGTTTCTTTTGCAACATTCATAGCAGCATTATGTCTTGCAATTCCTCTATTAATTGCACCAGCAACACGATCTAATACACCTGGTTTTTTAGGTTGTTTTTTTGCTGCTGCAGCAACTGCAGATTGTCTTTGAAGTGATGCCTTCATTCCAGATGGTTTTGTTGCAGATGATTTTTCTTCCGCATCTCTTCTTGCTGCCTTTTGAGCACGAAGTCTTTCAAGAGATTTGCCAGTTGGTTTACCAGACTTGAACTTTTGTCCTTTTGCAGTCACAGGTTCAATTCTAGCACCACCTGCTCTTGCTTCGGTTAAAACATACTCTTCAGCAATATCTGAAACAAAGTTTGCAAATTCTTCTTCACCAAGTTCTTCAATAAGAATATCAACTCCATCCTCATTTAAACCCATTTCATAAAAATATTGAGCAGCAATTTCTACTTCTTCCGAAAATTCTTCTTGTACTTCTTCTCGGACATATATGTTTTGATATGCCTCAAACAAAGACTGCATCTGTTGTGCTTTCATTTTTTTATAAAAAAAACTTTTTAGTTATTTATATTTAAAGTCAGTTCTCATCCGCATGAGGATTTGCCTTTCTATCCGTACTAACTGTTTTTTTATATTTTTCAACCGATGTAGATAATCTATCAAAATCTGATCTGGCTTGAGACGCCGTTTTTTGTGCTTCAGCATCTGTAGCAGCACTTCTTTTTTTCAATTTTTCCAACCTATCTTTAAATTCTTGAGATTTACTCTCAGTTTGAAATTCTTGAAACGTTTTCATATTATGGTTTTTAGATATTTATAAAAAAAGAAGCACCCTTAAGGTGCTTCTTGAGTGCTTGGCGACGTGCCTTTGCTTGTCGGAGTGCTTGCGGTTTCAGTTTCCGCTTCTGCTCCTTTTTAGAGTGATGGTAGCGATTAGGTACTTGCATTGTTCTGTTTGTTTATGATTCTACCTTATATGAGAATCCATTGCGCTTGTCGAACTTTGTGACACTTTCAAATTTGTCCTCAAGACCAGTCTTATGAGAAATTACAAAGATATTAGCGTCTTTAATGACATAGCGAATAATCTTAAGAAACTCTTCAGTCCCAAATCCATCAAGAGATGAATCAAAGACTTCATCCATAATCAGCAGATTAGTATTCACAGAATTTTTGAGTTTAGCAACTTCTCTCCAAGTAAAGAGTAGAGATAAATCAACTCTCATTTTTTCACCTTCCGAAAAAGACGAATATGAAAAGTTTTCATGAATTGGAGATTTAATTGTTTCGTTAAACTCTTCATCTAGATGAAAATTAATATAAAAATCCATCATTTGAAGATAACGATTCACCTGCTGATTTATGAACGGAAGATACTTCTTGATTATCTTCGTTTTAACGCCATCGTCCTTGAGTAAGGAGTGGGCAAAATCGTAATGAACGATTTGTTGTTTTTTGTCTGAAAGGTCTTCGAATGTTTTTTGGAGATTGGATCGAAATTCTTCTAACTTCTCATGCTCAGTATTTCTGTTTGCAAGGTTTTCGGTAATTGTTTGAATTTCATTTTCAAGATCTCGGATTTGTCGCTGGTTAAGTGATATCCGAGTATTGTTTTGAGAAATCTCATGATTGAGTTTCGTGATCTCCTTAGATAGAACTGTAAATTGACGCTCTCTTTCTTGTTCTAACTTTATAGTCTCCTCAAGTTCTTGAAAACCTTTCTGGAGTTCCTTTGCCTTATTTTGAGCGTCTTCAATTCTATTTAACCGAAATGATTCTTCAATTTCCTGAGTACAAGTGGGGCAGACCGTATTTTCAGTAAAAAACTTATGCTCTTTTGTAATTGAAAATACTTTTTGAGACAACTTTCCCTTTAAATTGTTTAGTTTTACTAATTTATCCTCAGCACCAATTACTTCTTCTTGTTCTTTTTGAAGTTTATGAATTCCCCCTTCAATAACAGAATTATCTACCATATAATTGCCAACTTCAGTATCTAACTTGGCAATTTTTTCTTTATTGGAATTTATATTGGCATTACCACGATTTTCAAGCTCTTCGATAAAACTCTCTTGCATTTTAATTTTATCTTTGAGATTTTCTTTTTTCAAATCTAAAGATTTAATTTGATCCTTTTGTTCTTTAATCTTATCTTTAACCAAAGCATTCATGGCAGAAAAGACACGAATATCTAAAAGGTCTTCAATCACCTCACGACGATTTGAAGATGTAAGTTGCATAAAAGGAACAAAATTACTACTACCCAAAATTACAATTTGAGTAAAAGATTTATAATTTACTTTTAAAATATTTTCTTCTAGAATTCTTTGATTTGCACGATCGTCTGCTTCTTTATGAAGAGATATACCATTAACTTCAATATCAAAAATATTAGGTTTAATTCCTCTTCGAACTAAGTAATTTTTACTATTAACAGAAAATTCTATCTCAACTACACAATCTCTTTCATTGATACTATTGACAAGTTGAGGTTTTGTGATTCCTCTAAAACTTTTATTAAAAAGCACAAATGTAAGTGCATCCAACATAGTAGATTTACCTGCGCCATTTGTACCAATTATTAAATTTGTACTATTTTTTCTAAAATCAATCTCCGTAAATTGATTAGAAGAACTTAAAAAATTCTTATATTTAATCTTATGAAATATCAACATTTTTGGGAGGAATTACAATATCATCGGGAGTAATTACAGTATATCTGTAATTGTATAATTTACAAGTTTTTATAGCAAGTTCATCATCAACTTCAACAACATCCATTTCTTGATCTTCTTGATCTTCAAGCATTAAAGCGTATCTTGTCGCATCGTCTTCTTCTTCAAAAAGAAACAAAACTTTATGCCCATACTGATCTTGAACAGCATATGCTCCATCGTCTTTTTTATCTTTAAGAGTGAGAAGAAACATTTTACTCTACTTGCGATGCTTGTTGGTAAAGATCTTGAAAAATATTTTTTATAACATTTTTATCAAGATCAAATTCAGAATCATCAATATAACGATTTAATATTGATAATGTGTTTTCGTCTTCATCTACTTTAAAATCTTCACTTTCTTGAATTTCAAAATTCTCAATAATTTTTAACTCTTGAACTCCAGTGCTATAAAGTTTATCAATAAACTTTTCAAAATCTTTTGGTTTAGATTTTTTACGAACAATTACCTTTACAATTTTATTTTTATACTCTGTGGCATCAAATATTTGATATGGAGTATCCTCATAATAAATGTTATAAAATAATTTATAAGGATTATTAATTGGAGTATGTTCTAGTGTTTCAGTATCAAAAATATGAAACCCACGAGTATCATTTACATCTGTCCAGTACATTTCATAAGGATTACCCAAATAGAAAATGCGTCCATTATCAGAACGAGTGTGGTAATGACCAGAAAATACTTTTGTGAAGTTTTTAAAAATAGTTGAATCCAATCCATGTTCCATCACTAGTTGACGATTAACTCTAAATCCCTGAAACTCAAGATGTCCCATAGCACATTTACTCTTGGATTCTCCAATCATTTTTAGAGTTTTTGTTTCATTCTCTTGATTGATCCAAGGTATTAATAAAATGTCCAGTCCACCAATATTAATTTCTGTAGGATCACTATAAGTTTTAATATTGGGATAAGTCTGAAGAAGAAGTTCTGGTGAATTTACACTATTGGTATTTTTATAATAAGTATCATGATTACCTATAACCATATGGACATCATACTTTTTAAGAGGGTCAAACACAACTCTTTTTGACCACTCAAGACTTTGATAATCAATTGACTTGCGACTATCAAAAGCATCACCCATATGAATGACTGCCTCTACATTGTTTTCTTCAAGGGCAGGAAAAAATACATTCTTGTAAAAGAGTTCGAAATAATCATGAATATACTTAGAACCCTTTTTACACCCATAATGGGTGTCACAAATTAAACCCACCTTCACTTTTGCTGCCTCCTACTATTTTCTTTTGCAGTTTTCATAAGATGCTCTTCATGAGTAATGATTTGGAGATTATCTGGGTGATGTAGTCCACCCTCAAACAACGAAATGATATGGTCTACATCATACTGCACTCCAGTGGTAAAAGTCAAGTGTTGTGCTTCTTGATATATTTCTTGTATTTCTCTCAATTCATTTTCAGTAATTTCAATTGGAATACCTTGTTTCAATCTAGCATGTCTTCTTCTTTGTTTTTCACAACTTACTGCTTTACCTCTTTCAGATTTAGCATATTTTCTTTTGATAGAATTAACTAATTCTGTATTATTTTCACAATATTGTTGTTTCTTTTCTTTCGTCCTATAAGGTTTCATTAACTCATCATTATTCAATTTTTCAAGTCCCTTTTTAACTGCACAGGGAGTGCAATTATAACTGCTAACATACTTTTCATAACTGCCACAATGTTTACAAGCAACTGATCCAATATAAGTTTTTTTACCTTCCTCAATTGCTTTCTCCCGAGCAGAACTTTTTTGAGTATATCCTTTTAATTTTGCCCTTTCTTTATTTTTCAATAGATTTTCCGCCATTATTTTTTTTCTTTCTTCTGGCGTGTATTTTGGTTTAGTCATATCTATTTCTAACTCCAAAGTATATAATTATTTATAACATTTAGGAGTTAGAAAAGGTCACTTATTACGATACTGAATGGCGTCTTTAATGGAATTATACTCCGAACTGTGCCCAGAAAGCAAGCTGTCATCAACCATCATAACCTCATCAAACCCTGTGCGTTCGATAATCTTGGTTTTGATATCTAGTTGCTTCTTCTCTTTTTGAATTCTCCTCAGAAATGCGTAGTGAATAATCTGAGTGAAATAAGCAAATGGATTCTTAGACTTCTCTGGATCGAAATTATGAATATATTGAACACAATTTTCAATACCGTCAGAAATCATATCCTCACGGAACATATAATTGACAAAGTTTGGTTTGTATGATAAATGAGTTGCAATCTTTAAAAAACATTCACCAAGATAATTTGGGATAGGTGGTTTTCCATCCCAATGTTTTGCTCTATCTTCCCTTAATGGTTTTCTATCATTTCTTTTTAAAAAGTCTGCTTCAACTTTTGATCTATAAACAATTAGTGCTTCAAGCAGTTCTTTATTGTTTACATAATGCTCTGATTTCTTTTTTGTCATAATATTTAATTGTAATAAATTTATTTTATAAGTTAAATTTATTATAGCATTATTAGTTGAGCTTGACAAGAACGCCAAATGCCAGTAGACTACCTTTGTCCCGGTTGAAGATCAGAGTTTAAGTATCTTAAAGATGTTTAAAGATCTTTTCCAATACTTCCCTTGCTTCTTTAACAGAAGAGATATATCCCATTCTATTTGAAAGATTTACTTTTCCACTCTCAGAATCACTTGAATTAAATATATCTACATTTTCATCATTAATATAATTTTCATATAGGCGTATTAAATTTTTATTTTTAGTTTCTGTCATTGTAATTATCTTATCAGGTTTTATAATAAAGAAATCATCATCGGATAAGTCTATCCATGGTTTAACTTTTATAAGTATTCCGTTCAAATTTTGAACAGACTTCATAATTACTGGACTTGATAATACGACTACAGGGTCTCCTTCATTTTCATCAATGCACACTTGAGAAAATACTTCTTCACCAGAAACTAATTTTATAATTGCGTAAAATTCATCTCCCATTAGTTTTTAATCGGTATATTTACAATATCGTAATTAAAATTTTCTTCATTATAAACTTTAATTCTTTCAATTAAATGGTTGAGTGTATAATTTTTTCTTGATTTATAACTGATATCATCGGCAATGTCATATAGAGTTGCTTTTGCTTTGTTATCGCTCTTTCTTAATACTCTTCCAATCGATTGAAGATTGCGGATTCTTGATTTACTTGGTGAAGCAAAGATAACGTTATGCAAATTTTTAATGTTAATTCCTGTACTGAAAGTTCCATATGAAGCAACAATGATTGCATTGTTCTCTTTTTCAGTAATTTCTCTAACTTTTTCACGATTTTCAGTATCTACGCCACCATGAACAAAGAAGACATGACGATCTTCATTGATACTCTTATTTATGAGTTCGTACAAAGGTTGCCCATGACCTTCTACTCTAGCAAAGAGAATCAAAGTATTGCCTTTAAGATCTAATGCAAGATTTTTAATAAATTTATTTCTTTTTTCATGATTAATAATATATTGAACTTCTTCTTCAAAGTTTTCAAACTTATTCGGTGGGTGTTTCAATAGAAGAATGTTAATGTCTAGTTTAGCAACATGACCCTTTTGCATCAGTTCTTCTGTTCTAATAATTTTATAAGAAGGACCAAATAAACCTTCTAAAACCCATTTATGTGTTTGAGTACCATCAAGAGTTCCTGTAAATCCAAAACGATACTTTGCGTCAGAAAGTTTTGTCATTATAGATACTAATGACTTTGATTTAAACTGGTGTGCTTCATCTCCAACGACCACATTAAATCTTGAGAAATATTGACGAGGAAGTTTGTAGATTGATTGCCAGGTAGTGATAATCACCTGAGAGTCTGTTTCCCTTTCTTTACCTGCATATATCTTGTGGCAGTATGAACCAACATCCCACCCATAATCTGCAAAGTCTTTATACATCTGCTCTACAAGGGATGTCGTCGGAACGACTATCAGAGTATTTTGTCCTTTCTCAACGTAATATCTCACAATCGAGTATATCATCAACGACTTTCCAGAAGCAGTTGGAGATATCAACAACTTTCTATTATGTCTTAAAGCGTCGTATACTCCCTCAACTTGGTAATCGCGGGGAGCATACTTGCAAATAGAAGTCATATAATCTTTGACACCTTCCTTTGATATGAAATCATTAATTTCAAAAGGAAGACCATAGAATTTATTATTTACAAACTCATAGGTATAACTATGATTTTCGCAAAATCTAATAATTCGATCTAAAAGACCAATATAAATTTCTCTTGTATCCACATTAAACAAATATATGCGACCATCCCACCATTTATTTTTATAAGCAGGAGCAAACTTTGCGTTTGGAACTTCAAATTGAAATGCGTCCCTTAATTCATAATAGATATGAGGTTCTGCTTGAATAGTTAAATAAACCTCATTTTTCTTTTGAATTATAATATGCCCATTAGAGATATTTTGTCGCTTTGTATGTTCCATTATAACTATAGTTCAATTGTTTTTTATTGGAAAATGAACGACCTTCTTTAATATATCTTATTGCGGTGTTCCTTCCTATAGAGTATTTATCTACTGCCCCATCGTGCTGCTTCATTAATACTTTTAAACTTTATACCCTCAACTTCTATTTCAATTTTCCGTTTATATTGTTGGTTATTTTGTATATGAATGCCATAAACATATCTCCATCCCAAAGTATTTATAATAAAAAAGAGGCATTTCTGCCTCAATTGTATCCTGCGGTAAATTTTAAAAACTCTATACTATTCTTAATTTGATAAGTTCGGTTAGAAATCATACGAATGACCTCCTCAAGAAATTTTAACATAATATCATAATATCGGATTTTCATTTCTATTTTAGAAAGTTTCTCATCTGCGTCCATATGCCTCTGTAAGGCGTCTTTTTCTCTAACTTTATAGGGAAATGGTTCTTCTACATAAACCTCTGCAGGTGCCTTTCCAGTGTAGTAGTTGTAGCGTTCTAACTTGACTCTGTTGTACGTTTCTCTTGCTTTTTCACGAAGAAGAGTAATTGTATTATAAATTGTGTAATACTTAGAATGTAGTTGTGGAATTTTTAAAGATTCATCGTGTAAATTATCAGGATCTATAACAGAATCTCTCTGCCACATGTCCTGAATTTGATCAAGATTCATAGAGGATTTCCGTTTGCATCAACAATACTATAAACAGTATACTTGAAACTAACCTCTGCTGTAAAGTATTGAATATCATTAACTGTAGCATCAAAATCAATTGAAGTTATATAATATGGAAATAAATCTTTAAACCTAATTTGTGCTACTTCACGATAATTGCTATTTAAAATTGCCAAAGAACCGTCACTAAATTGCAATTTTTCGTCACCAATTCCATCATCATTTGTAACTAGATTTTTATATTGATCAAAATTTTCAGGAAATCCCAATCCAGTAATCCAATTATGAATTGCCATGTAATTTTCTAAATTTTCATCAACTATGAATGATAAAATAAAATCATCATATTCAATAACATCTCCAGGAACATCTATTCTTTTAAATGGAGTTCCTTGATTTGCAATACCTAAAGTTAATCCAGGAATTTTAGCTTTATTTGAAAAAAAATCAATTTTTCTATTCTTTGCAATATTAAATTTAAATCCTATTGGAGATAAAAAATTTCTATTGCTAATTTGATTGGGAAATGGCATAATAATTTAATATGGAGCGTTGCTAACTATTCTTCCAAGAAACTTTTTAGTTTTATCAGTAGAAGATGAAGATTTTTTGTTATTTTGTCCAATTGGTGGTGGACCAGAGGCAAATTTTTGACCAGGTTTTATTATAGTGCTTTGAAGATTTTTTTGCACTTTTGGATCACTTAATTTATTCACTAAGTCTGGATGAAATGCCTGCTCACAAAATTGCTTAAAATTTTTCATTCTTTTACAATTAAGTTAAACCATTCTTCACTCATACCGTTAATAATGATATCTGCAGATTCTTTACTATCTGCATATCCTTCGCTAATAAGATGTTCAACTACTTTTTCGTAACTTTTATAAATTTCTTGAGACTGTTTGGGAGTTGGTTTCATTTTATTAATAGTTTTATTTTTATTTAGATAAAAAAAGAGGGTCTTGCGACCCTCTCGAATTTATGTGAAAATAACTCACATGAGGTTGTTAACACGTACTCTTCTGTAGTAGCGGTTAGCGTTTGCCCTGAGGCGACCAAGACCAGGTGTGGTTCCTTCTGCAAATGGGTTTGCAACGATACCGTATCTGGTCTTAAATCCGATTTTAGGCTGGAAGTTGTTCTCACCAACGGCACGAACCATTTGGAGGGGAACATATGGGCAATAGAACAGACCTGCATCATAAGGGGAAGAACCCTTATAACCAACAACATAGTACTGGTTAGCAGAAACGTTTGCCGAATAAGGATCGATATAAACACGATACTTACCTTGGAGAACACCAGCAAAGGTGTTACCAGTGTCATCAACGTTAAGATTTGCGTTGAGTGCGGGGGTGTAGTCAAGTACACCAGCCATGGTCAGGGCGGAAGCAACGTCTGCAGAGCAGAGGATCATG